ATGGGATATGGGATCTTACCAGATCATCTCTACTTTTTAATTCTCCACCATCGATTGAGAGTTTCTTTGTGGTTTCTGATAATTATGAAATGAGACCTGATCTAATAGCAGCTGTTGTTTATGGGGACCAGGGTAAAGTTGGATCCCTATTGAAATTCAATTCAATAAGTAATCCTTTCGCAATTGAAAAAAATAGGTATCTTATAGTGCCATCTGATGACTCCGTTACAAATTCTGTTTCTGCTAAAAAAATTGCGATACAGAACAATCCCTCTTCGAATACTAATACAAATCCTAATGAGGTATTTAAAAAGAATCAGGAACAGAAAAAATTCAAGGTTAGTGAGGGAAGAAAAAAATTCCTGCAATCTAAAATAAAGAATCAACCAAATGTTATTCTCCCACCAAACGTTTTACAACCTGAGGAAAAATCTATTGAAAAAAGAAATGGATTTATAGTTTTTGGTCCAAATGCTGGTGGTGGAGGATATAATAAACCACAAGGATAATAATGACTAAAGACGATATTCAAATATTATCCATTGCAAAAAACAACATAAAACTGGATGAGATGTTTGCTCTTGACCCAGCAAATGGTTCATCGGATCCTGCTGTTCAGAAAAGAGTTGGACAAAACTTAGAGAAAACTTTAGGTACTAATGCCCCTTATATAACTATAAATGGATATAATATCACAAGATTTCTATTGAATTTCAATCTTAATTTGGATGGGTTTCTTCCAACTGTGAGGTTTTCTTTTGCAGCTGCCGATCCCGTTTTTATATCCGTTAATTACCCCAAGGATGGTGATTTAGTTTCCGTATATATGAGATCTCCGGAGGACTATTATAAACCATTCAGAATGGATTTTTTAGTATTATCAGTTGCTGGTGGTCTATCGAGTGACTATTCACCATCAGGAATGGATCCGGAGGGAAGATATTTTAGATTTAATATCATAGCAGAATGCCATATTCCTGGACTTTATACACAAAGAATAAAATCATTTTCTCAAAAAACCTCATGGGATACTCTCTTAGAGGTTTCTCAGGAAATAAATCTTGGGTATTCCTCAAATGAATCTATAACAAATGATACAATGTCTTGGATATCCCCAAATTACTCATACTATGATTTTATACAGGAGGTTTCATTAAGGGCGTATAAGGATGACGAAACAAGTTTTTTTGATTGCTGGATAGATGCATATTATAATTTGAATTTTATAAATCTTGGTAAGCAGTTTGGATTTTCCGGGAATCCAGATGAAACTGCATATTTTTTACCCGGATACGCTGAGGGTGGAATAAAACCGGATACTGCACAACCTGCAACCCCGTCCCCAACAGTTCAAAATTCCCCACTTGTTCTTACTAATCAGGTAGGCCTTGGAGTTACCCCATTTTTTATAAGAGGATACACTCTAACATCTAGAGCTGGTAATAATGCAAACGGGATGGGTTATATAACAACTATAGGTTTTTATGACGATGTTGCCAATGTCGATACTCCAGATCAGAAATACATAAAATATGATATTGAATCGATAACAGCAGAGGTTGTTGAGGAGAATGCAATATTACAAAAAGGAAGGGGTAGAAGTAATGAATATAAGGAGGAAAAAAGAAAAGTTTGGCTGGGAGTTTTAAATAGATATGAGGATGGTGAAGGGGTTCATGAAAATTTCTTACATGCAAAATATCAGAATATGATCAATATGAATGATTGTACAAAAATGTGTTTGGAAGTTAGCATTGGATCTTATTTTCCTGGAATATTTAGAGGTCAGGTCGTTCCCGTAACGATATTTGTTAATGATGGCGGTAATAGACAACAAAATGTAGGAAACCAGAAAAATGGTGAATCAAATACCACAATGAATTCAACAATAGATAATTTTTTGAGTGGAAACTATGTTGTTACTGGAATAGACGTGAATTTTTCAGCAACATCAGCTGGTATGAAACAGACAATTAGATTATCTAAGAGAACGTGGTATGCTAATTCTTCCGGATCTTTACCAAAGGCTTTCCCAGTATCACTTTAGGGTTAAAATTTTTAAAAATATTAGATAAAATATGTCTCTAGGAGCAATTGATAAGCAAAGGAGTTTATTCCTCAAGGGTTTTAAATTATCAAAGCAAGGAAATTACGAGGATCCCACATATCTGGGATTTAAGGTCATTGTTGATTTTGGTTCCCTCCCAATAAATGGTGAGGATGGTTTACCGCCAAGCCCATTATTTAAAAGGGATCCGTATTTTGTGGGCGAAGAAAATAGTTTCTTTGGTAAAAATCCATTTGGGCAACCACAGTATGATTTCAGAACGAAACCAAACGGGAATATAGCTTATCATAGTGCTCAGTCTTACCTGAGAGAAAGGGAATCAGAATTTCTCTATGGTGGAAAAAGATCCGATATGCTTCAGCAATTTTCTATTCTATTCAGTGATTTACTCACAAATTCCCCTTGGTTTTTACAATCGATAAAGGGTCTCGATGAGCTGATGAAATTAGATAGGCCAGGATTTCCTAGTCAATCATCAGAAACTACATTTAATCCGCAGAGAACCTCTGGAAAAACTCTTGAATTCTCATGTTTGGAATCATTGAATTTAAGAATGACCGCATTAGCGGATCTTTATAATCAAGCAACATTTGATTATGATAATATGCGTGAACTCCTGCCAAGGAATCTAAGAAGATTTACAATGTACATATTTGTTTCGGAGGTTAGAAACTTTTTTAAGACATCCAGACTAATGGGATCTTCTGCAGCTTTGACCACATTGGATAATTTAAGTACATTGTTGGGATCCGGAAATAATCCTGGTACCAGTCTCGGGGTTTCCGATGTTTCTAGTGAACAGAATAGAAATTTTTCATCTGGACCTTCTGATATCAATCCAGCTAGTTCATTTAATTCTTTTGTTGGAAATATATTCAACCAATCAGGACTTGATAACGATTTTTCACTTCTGAAGAATCAGCAAGATCAATCCGGTATAAAGCCTATGCTTGTTTTCGAATGCAAGAATTGTGAGTTTGATTTTGGAGGTTCGACACCGATTCCCACTGATCTTTCAACGGGTAGTTCAACCGCACAATCCGAAACCCAATCTTTCAAAATCCATGTGGGTAGGGTAAGAATGAGAAATCAATATCCAAATATTAGATTAGATGGAAAACCTTTGGTTCTTGGTGATAGTTGGGATTCGGCTAGATCATCAGTTCAGAAAAATCCGGTTAATCAAAACGATATACTTGGAATAGGTGCTGAACTTCTAACTAATTTCGTAAGTAATTCACTTAACGATCTTATAAATGAGGGGGTTGCAAATTTAACAAAAAATATTGCTGGATTGGATAAAGCCCTTTTAGGAAATATCTATAGCTTTAATCCGAGTCAAATACTTAGCAATCTTTCTTTTAATTCTGCTCAGAACCTATTGGATCAATTAGGAAATGCAAATATCGGTTTCAGAAACACCACACTCCCAAATCCACAGACTATGGGACAGGGAGGACCACCACAAAGGGTGTATCCTAATCCAGGCGGTGACGAATACCCAACATCACCAGGACCGGATCTCGGAGTTCCTGATAGAGTTTATCCAGCTCCTGGTGGGGATGTTTATCCAACAAATCCAGGACCGGATCTAGGGGTTCCTGGTAGAGTTTATCCAGCTCCAGGAGGTGATGAATACCCAACATCTCCAGGACCAGATTTGGGGGTTCCTCAAAGAGTTTATCCAGCTCCAGTAGGGGATGAATACCCAACATCACCAGGTCCAGATTTAGGTGTTCCTCAAAGGGTTTATCCAGCGCCAGGTGGTGATGAATATCCAACATCGCCAGGACCAGATTTGGGTGTTCCGCAGAGAGTTTATCCACCAACTACTGGTGATGAATATCCAACATCACCAGGTTCAGATTTGGGAGTTCCTGATAGAGTTTATCCTCCAACTACTGGTGATGAATATCTAACATCACCAGGTCCAGATTTGGGTGTTCCACAGAGGATTTATCCATCACCAGGTGGCGACGAATACCCAACATCACCAGGACCGGATCTAGGGGTTCCTGATAGAGTTTATCCAACAACTAATGAGGATTTCTATCCAACAAATCCCGGTATAGATCTTGGGGTTCCTCAAAGAGTTTATCCACAAATCAATGAGGATGTTTATCCAACTTCTCCTGGAACTTTGGGTGAAAATAATTCATTCCAGTCCCCTCCCATAAGGGTTTATCCTGAAGTACCCGCGAGTTCGTCTCGCCCGAGAGGAACCCTTGGGAAAGAGTATCCAGTAACTAATGGAGACTTTACCCCCGGTCCTCCCATGGATTTAGGAAACTTAAAACCTCCTACTAAATATAATATAAGTACGGATGGATACAACCCGGAATCAAAAGATTATGAATAAACATGCCAAGTGAAAAAACATACCTAGGAAAAATAGTAGATATAAACGATCCACTTAAACTCGGTAGAGCGAAAGTGAATGTTTTTGGAATATTTGATGATCTTCCGGTAGAGGATATTCCGTGGGCTGAACAAAATCCTGGAATTTCTTTTGGTAAAGGTTTTGGAGGTGGAAATATAACAATCCCGAGGAATGGTGCAGTTGTTTATGTTAGGTTTGAGGAGGAAAATTATTACAAAATAACTTACGATTACCTTAAGGAAACCTCACCAGATTTAATAGAGGAAATAAGTCAAGAGAACTCATATGAGGGAACTCAATGTTTAGTTTATGATGGCGATGCTCTACCAGGAACACTTAAAGTTATATACACAAGGAGGAACGGAATGGTTATTTCCTTGGGTGATGCAAAAGTTCAACTTGATACACAAAATGGAGGTGAACTCAGAGTCGTTGTAAAGATGGGAGAGGATGAAATAAGGATGGAGCAGAGCAAGGTTATAGTAAAATGTAACAACATAGAACTCGGGGAGGGTGCAGTGGAAAAACTTGTTAAAGGTAGCACATTTTTAACTTATTTCAATTCTCATACACATCCAACTGGGGTTGGTCCTTCAGGAACTCCGATAATACCAATGACAGATCCCCAGCATTTGAGTCAGGTATCTAAAACTAAATAACGATGGCAGCAAGTTGGGATAGTTTCATAAGTAATGTTTCTAGTAAATTGGAATCTCAGACTATAGGATCATATGATGAGATGGCTGATTTTTTAAGGAAAGAATACATAAAAGCTACAGTTGGAAAAGCTGCATCTCCCTATGGACAGAAACATAGGAAGGGCAAAGATAATATTATTTTCAATGGATTCAAAAAAGGATTCAAAATACTTTATGAAGGTGGGGATTTGACATTCGAAGAGAAGAAAACTAATCCTGAATATGCTGATCTCGATGTACAGCCACCAACAATAGATGTTTCAGATTCTGCTGATCAGGTTGATCTTGATTTTAGAGATTGGGTAGAAGAAAATAAATCAACCATACCTCCCTTTACATATTCCCAATTTTTTTCACAGTTTCCCAATTTTCCTCCTACAAAGAAAGAAGCGGTGACTGAAATTGCTAAAAAGATTCTTCATGAATTTGACGGGAAGGGGCTTTATATCCAATGGATGTATTCGTTAAGAACTGGCAGCTATTCTGACTGGGGAAATGCAATAATGAATGAGATTGTAAAAATAATAAAAAAAGAGGCGGATAAGCCATTACAATTGGGTGATCTCGTTAGAGGTTATGCTATGTATCTTCCTCTAGTTAATTTAAAAAAAATTAAAATCAATTATTTCGATAAAATCGGTGGCGATATAAATTTGGATGATTTGAATATTAGAGCTGGTTCTAGGGAATATAATAGAATACTATCCGAAAGAGTTTTAAAAGGTGGTGATGAAGAGGCTCGGGAGACTCTTTATGGGAAAATAGTTTCCATAGGGCAGAAAGGGGGTAAACAAACAGTAAAAATTTCTACTTTCGATAAAAGATTAAATAGAAATTTCATTAGGGAGCTGATACCTTCCTCCATAAATAGAAAAATTTTCATTTCTGATTTAACAAGTAATATTCCTGGAATTAGTATATCTGATAGGATTTTTCAGGAACAACATAGGAGTAATCCTGGAAAAATCCCTAAATATTTAACTCAAGGATTTATAACCAATTTCACATATTCTAGGTCAGCTGAAAAAACATATTTCAGAACTGTTGCCAGCGATATTGCTGGTTTTTCATCAGAGGATGTAAAAGAATTCGAAAATAAATTTAACGATCGATTCGATGGGGATTTCGTTTATAGTGATGAGATTGAGGATTATTTTTCGGGGAGATCAGGGAGAAAAAATAGTTTTGCTAATCAAATTGATGGGATTCTTCAACAAATTCAGGGTAGTAATTACAATAATGGTTATGGTTCATTTTATGGTCGGGAATATCAATTAGCAGTAGCAAAAAGTCGAAAAATTAACAGTAAAAATTTATCATATGCTTCTGAGGAAGAAAGATACAGGAAACTTCGAATAAGATGGATTGAGGAGATAGCAGAAAAGGCAAAAAAAGTTGAAGATCCAGATAAGCCAGAAAACCCATATAACGTTATGGCAAAGGGAATTATAGATTATTGGAAATCCCTTGGGCCTCAGCCACTGGCAAATATGCCGGCAGCTCCACCTTGTATATTTTCTCCACCTCAGGGTGGTACCTATATACCTATATATTATGGAAGTCAAACGATGCTTGGGAATAATTTGAAAAGAGCATTTAATAGTGGAAAAAGATTTACGAAGCCACCCGAGAAAAAAATAGCATCTTTAACAGTTGCATCCGCTCTTGCTTATTCATTCTCTATGCATCTTTTAGAGCTAAAATTTATATATATGGGGGGTATACCTGGACCGAATGGACCTATACCTATGATTGGATTTGTTCCTCTTGTTTATTGAAAACTCATTCATAAGAAACTAATCTATAGATATATAGTATAATATTAATAAATTTACTAACTTTTAAAAACTAAAAAAAATGAATTTCGATTCTATTGAAAATTTCGATTGGGATCAGCCCAATGGATTAAAAATAAACAAAAAAATTAAATCCCCAAAGGGATGTAAGGTTTATTGTCATGATGATTATTCCCAGGAATTAATGGATTTGTTAATGCTGGACGGTGCTGATTTTTCCGGTGGTTCCAAGGATCTTTCTGAGGGTGATGTCTACACATGTAAGATTATAAGTGTAAAGGCTGATGAAGCTTTAGCACAAACCTCATCAGGTCAAACAATTTATATTGATCTTAAAAGGGAAAGAAGAGATGCGGATAAACTAAATATTGAATCACTTAGTTTTATTCCTGGTGAGGAGATAAAAGCAAGGGTTAGAAAGATTAATGGAAGTTATCTTGGATCAGTTATAGAGTATTTCATACAAAGCTTAAGAATAGAATTATTTGAGCAAATCAAAAAGGAAAGCAGTGCTTATTTAGTTAAAGTTTTGAGTGTTAATAAAGGAGGATACATTGTTGATCTTTCGGGAATTAAATGTTTCATGCCTGGTTCTTTAGCTGCAGCAAATAAGATTACTGATTTTGAATCTTATGTTGGCAAAAGCATGCACGTCATGGTTGAGGGATATGTTGAGGCAAAAGATATATTTATAGTTTCTTATAAGAAATATATAAACAGAATAATGGAAACTAAAATACAGGAGCTTGATCTGACTAAAAAATATAGGGGATATATTACTGGAACTAGTGACTTTGGCGTATTTGTTGAATGGGATGAAATTTACACTGGGTTAATTCATAAAACTGAATTTTCTGGAGATAATATGCTGACATCATTGCAACCTGGGTTGGAAATAGAATTCTATGTAAAGGAAATAAAAGACAACAATAGATTAACTCTAACTCTAGATCAGCCTCTTGAGAGAAATATTATTATACAGGATCTTGAAAATTCAATAAAAGACGGAACTGTTGATTCTTATGAGGCAAAGGTAAAACATAAAAGAAAAAATGGAGCCCTTGTTGAAATACAGGGACTAGGATTGCTTGCTCTTATCCCACAGGATAAACTTGGCAAGATTGGAAATAACATAAAAATCGGTGACGATGTAAATGTTATTCCTTATGAGGTTGATACAATCTCGGGAAAAATATTTGTTAGAATAATAGATGTCGGATAACAGAACACACTTTGATAAGTTAAATGCACTTAGCTCCTCAGTAATAGGATTTGAATTTGAATTTTTTACCGATCTAATGAAAGGTAAGGCTGCTAGTGCCATATCTAAGCTTATCAACAAAAAAGTTATAGTTTCCGATAAATACCACTCAAAAATACCAGTAGACTCAAACAATTTTAAATTGGAGCCAGATTACTCAGGCGGAAATAAAATGGTTGAGCTTATAACGGGACCTCTTCCTTACATGGAGGCAATTCCTATCCTCATTAAGATCCTAAAGTGGATTGATGAAAATGGATGGACTAACGATAGATGTGCTTTTCAATTCTCTGTTAGTTTTGACAAAATGAGAAAGGACGTCAGAACAAGAATAGAGGATTTGGATCAACTTAAATTTATATTGGGCCTCGATGAAGGCCTAATATATTCTAAGTTTGGAAACAGAGAAAAGAACGTTTACGCCAAATCTGTCAAGAAGGTAATACCAAGAAATAGATTTTCAATTTTGGAAAATATCACTTCGATAGATCCAAAAATGTACAAGATTCCTAATGACAAATATTATGGGGTCAACTTCACAAAAATTCCAAAAGGGTATATAGAATTCAGATATCTTGGAAACAGAGACTATCAGAAAAAAATAAAGGAAATAAGGGAAATAATCGATTACATCATTCTCTATCTCTATGATATTCTTAGTGGAAGAATGGGTGGATATTCCCAACAGGATTTAAAAACCCTCCAAAATTTACTTTCAAAATACACAAAAATAGTTAGATCTTTCAACGATCCAAATTTTTTCTACAGAAATTATCCGGACTTTCACATATTTGTTGATCTCAAGGGATGGGACGAGAATATTAAAACTTATTTTCCAATGATAAGGGATAAGATTTTCGATCTTATAGTGGAGGGAAATATCACTTCATGTTACTTTAATTATGACACAACAAATGGAAGATATCAAATCAAGGAGGCTAGAAGTAGAAATGGTTTTGAGATAGATGGGGTTGATATGGTTCTTTGTGATATTAAAAATGCAACAATAAGAAATTGTAATCTTTATAATTGTGAGATAAGAAAATCCTCAATTGAGGACTCTTATTTGTATGGTGGATCCAAGGTGATATCTTCCAAGGTTAAATCAACCGTTATTGATTTTGGTAATGAGCTCAATGATTGTTTTATAGATTGTGAGAATAAGAATGTTAATGGTAAAATAATAGGAGGTGTTTTTAGAGCTGGAAATCTTGGGGAAAATTCAGAATTAAGCAAGGAAACAATAAAAATCAAAGCTCCAGAGGATATAAGAAAAGTTAGATTTGTTACTGACGGTAGATTAAAGGATATCAATGATAAATTCCCAAATCAAAGATTTGGTAACATGAACTATTAAAAAAAAGCCATACCATGACACTTGATGAATTAGTACAGGAAATAGAAGATGCATTAAGCTTTAGCTGTGCCCTCCCATATAATCTTAATAGAGCGGAGATAGAAAGAATAATCAAGAGAGCAAAGGCTTGGTTTTATGATAACTATCAATATGCAGCGGAGGACAGAGTATTTGTTATAGCTAATAGTATTTTTAATCACCAGGAGTTTAAAAGAACTAGACAGCTCAGACTTCCACCATCCATAGTTAGTGTTTATGAGGTTAGAGAACTTGGTGGTTATGGAATATCAGGAAATCCGGATAGGGATTTCAGTGATTCAAAACTTCTTGGATCTGAACTTCTTCTTTCTCCATTTTTAGGGGATAACCTCGTTTATAGAACTGTTATGTATTCTTATTTTGATTTAGCTAAGGCATATCTATTAAACACATTTGCTTTTAAATTCAATAAAAATACAAAGCAATTAACAATACTTGGAAGGGATCCAAATAGATCCGGAAAAGGCCAGTTAGCACAGGGATTTGGTGTGGGTGGTGTTGATGTTAGTGTTAGATGCTATGTTGCTATTCCTGATGAGGATTTATTTAATGACGAGTTATTTGTCAGATATTGTATAGCAAAATGTAAAATAGCTCTTTCTCAAATGCTTGGGGTCTTTACCTATAATTTGCCTGGTGGTGTTCAAATAAATGCTAATGAAATTGGAACACAAGGATCGACTGAACTTCAGGAGGTAATGGATATGATAAATGGGGAGAATACTCCATCTTATTTCCTTCAGTGGAATTGAAAAATTATTGGGTTAATTAGATATAAATTTGCAAGCATGATATTTCTAAAATCTACCTAAGGGTAGATTTTTTTTTTGATCCATATTTAGTTTTATAATATTTATTAACGTTTATTTTAATCGATATATAATGTGAAATAAGTTCAATAGATGAGAGAGATTTACAATAGAGATCCCGACGATCCAAGTTATAACCCATATCAGCTAGAAACAACAGATCCTGTTGAAATATGCATAGGACAGTTGAAAATGCTTCTTTTGACAAATAAGGGAGAAGTTATGGGGGATCCTCAATTTGGGTTGAATTTGGAGGATCTTATTTTTAGTCTTAATATTTCAGAATATAGTCTTAAAAAAGAACTTGATTTAAATTTAAAAACATACGTTCCCTTATTTAGTAGATTAGGAGGTTCATATGATCTGAAATTTTTTCAGGGAACTCTGAGGGATATTGCCACACTCGACTTTAGAATATCTGAATCTGGTGGGGATAGTCCCGTTGTTTCTTTAAAAATAACATAAATTATAGATGAATATTTATAAAAAGAATAATATATTAATCAATGGTTTATTGAGTGACACATTCAATTTCCTACAAACGACATATAATCAGGCATCATCTGTATTTACTGTTGCTTCTGCATGGGGTCAGATCTTATTTGTTCTGCAGAATCTCTCCCAGCTAATATTATATTTCATAGAAGACTCCATCACGGAATTAAACATACAGGAGGCAACAAGGGATTATTCTGTTAGAAGCTTAGCAAGAATATCTGGATATGATTCAGGAAGAGCCACAGCAGCTCAGGGTGAGATTTCAATAAACTGGAACACGAGGGAAGGCGACGTTGGTGGAGGTGCAGTTATAATTAGAAATAACACACAAATAAGATGTGTACAGACTGGAAAAATATATTCTCTTAGATTTGGTAGCGACGAGATAACAATTCCGCTAGTGAGAGGAAATGTTGTTAGATCTAAGATTGTTCAGGGAAATTTTGAAACTGGAACAGTAACGGGAGCGGGTATAGCATTACAGAGTTTTAATCTTCCGTCAACATCAGGAGCTTATATAGATCAATTCTATATAGATGTTTATGTTAATAATGAGAAATGGAAAAGATATGATTCACTTTATGATATCCCATTAAACGGAAAGGGCTATCTTGTTAGAAGTGGTATATCTGAGGGTATCGATATTTATTTTGGAAATTCAAATTTTGGAATGATTCCTCAAAGAGGATCCGTAATAAAGATTGAATATTTACAAACATCAGGATTAAGCGGGAATTCGGAATCAACAAATGAAAATCCTCTTACATATAAATTTGTTTCAACTGGAACCGATCTATTTGGGACTGAGGCTGATTTAAACCTTTATCTTGACATAGGTAATCTTATAGATCCAACATTTGGAACAAATCCAGATCCCATATCCCTTATAAGATTGGTTGCTCCTAAAACCAGCAGATCATATGTTTTCGCAAACACCGAAAACTACGAGATATTCCTTCAGAAATTAGGTATTTTCTCACAAATACATGCTTTCACAACATTTGATGACGATTTTCTGGATGATGATAATGTTATTTATATCTATTTAGTTCCAGATGTCACAATAAATCTTTCAACTAATGAGGATTATTTTAGTATTCCCGTTTCGGAATTTTTACTTACATCTCAGCAAAAAACCAAGGTCCTAAATTTAATTGAGGATTCTGGACAAATGATAGCTACAACGGTTGTTAAGATAGTTGAGCCAGTTATATCAAGATATGTTGCTAATATAGTTATTTCCGTTTTTGAAGGTAACGATCCGGAGACAATAAGACAAAATATAAGAAGAAGGATTTCTGAATATATGCTTAATAATAAGAGAAGGGATAAGATCCCAAAATCTGATATTATAGCAATAGTGGAAGGTGTCGAAGGTGTAGATTCGGTTTCTATGTTTTTCGTAGGACAAAAAAATGAGGAAAATCAAATAACATTAAGCGGACTAACAAATGTTTCACAGGCTCAACTCGATGAACAAATAGGTCTTGACACATTTGGCGATATACTTATAGGAAGAAATCAGCTTGTAATTTTGAGGGGGGGATGGACCGATAGAAATGGTATAACATACACGGAGGGAATAGTTCAGGGTCAACCTGGACCTTTAAATATAAGTGTTTCCTCATTTGTTCCTAGAAATTTTAGAAGTTCTTTGAATAATGAACTTAAAGCACAAATAATAAGTCAAAGCAAATAATATGCAAAATTATTCTCCTTTTTTTGGCGGAGCCGATAAAGATGTAAGTTACACGGTAAATGGAATAAAACCAAAAACAACCAATACAACATTCTATAAAAGCGACGAGTTGTATGCTACTGAGGAACTTGCAAACAATAGGGCATACAATATAGGGTGTTCTGGAAGCAGAGCAATATTGGCAAATGCTAATGGAACATATAAGTTTGGACCTTGTTCAAATGCATCTGATTACAAAAGAATAATGAAAGAAATGCAGAAGGAGAATATTGATAGGAGATATTATGATTTTGATCCAAATCAAAACATTTACGATATCAGGGACACCCAGAATGATGATTTATACGAGGGATTTAATTATAGATTCAGTCTACTTAGAAAATCCCTTTCCAATGTTATTTATAGAGATCCTATAAAGGAGGCTATCCTTGGATATTATGAAAGAGTTGTTTATGGTCTTGTTGAATCAACAAAGAATATAAAAAATTATTTTAACTACACAGTTAAAAAAAATAATAGAAGGGTTTTCTAAAAATGGCTAATATAAACTTAAATTTTTATAACAAGAGTGGAAATCCTCTAAATTTCAATTATATAGGTCCAACTGGTCCAACTCCGTTGGATCTAAAATTTGTTTATTTTAGAAGTGCCAACACGAATAATAACGGGGATCTTTTAATAACTGAGAGTACCAATGATTATACTTTCACTTTCAATATAGAAGATGTTTCAAAAAATAATTTAACCTCTTGGAATACCGAGTGTGCTGATTTCATTGATAAGGGTGCATTTGTATATCTGAATGGTAATGTTGCAGGTGGAGGGGGATTTAAAGCACTCATAGAGTCATCCACTATAGTAGGCGGTGATCTAGTTTTAGTTCTACCCAAATCAGGATATTCTGGCCAGAGCATAATAAGTTTAGAAAGCCGTATTTTTTTCAATGCCTCTTACGAAAACAGACCAGGAGGATATTTCAAGGGAAATATTTATTTTGATCCTGTTTCTATTGACCTCTATGAGAATGAACAAATTTTTATAGTTCAAAAATTCTATGACGGGACTGATTACGTTTATGGCCTACCACACACAGAATTTTTCTCCGCAACAGGTCCGGGTAAATGGAGAACAAGATGGTATAATGACAACTATGGAAATATTGATATAAGTGATATAATATTCACCTACAAGATCGAGGAATCTCTTGCTGGGGGTGATGGTCAGCCTTTAATCGTTAATTATCCAAATATCGCTATCCCTGTTGATCTTGACCCTGCTGATACATATTACACTGGCGGGGTAATACAAACAACAAACATAACATCAAGTGCTTTAGGATTAAATGTTGCATTGAATTCAACGGAGGGATATGACGAGGTTTATGAAAGAAGACTTATAGTTGAGGACGTAACAACAGAAACCCCCTCAACCGTTTTAATAATTGATTTTTATGGTGAAATAGTAGGCGAGGATGAAAGATTCAAGGTGCTTCTTGAGAATCTTGGTCGTGCTTTTTATAATAGCGACTCAATTATATTAAGAGATCATGATCCAAAGGAACCCCTGCCTAACTTTGAGGAAATAAATGAAAAGAGAAAAGAACTCCTTATCACGGGTGAGGAAATTTTTCCATACATAGGAAGTTATAAGGGACTTATTAACGCCTTGAAATTTTTTGGTTATCAGGATCTTAGAATTAAAGAATATTGGCTCAATTTAAACTTTAGAAGTCTAAAACTCGAATCTGCCTTACAACAAAACCAAAACTTTCTTAATGCAATAAAAGCACAACAGAAACAGGGATATTCTCAAAGCTATGTTATTGGTGACGTTCTTGATAATCCAAACTCAGGAAAGTACCGAATGACCCAAACTTATGGCCCGGATAAAGATGGAAATTATGTGCTGGATGTGTCTTCCGAGGAAACCCTTATACCAAGCAGATCCTATAAAAAAACATCACTATTCGGTCTATATTATGATCTAAATAAGGTCACTGATGAGGTTGATGAATATGGATATCCTATTGTAGTTGATGCTTTTAAATTCACTCAGGAGGAGGTTCTTATCAAGATATTTGGTCTAAAGGAAAGATTGAAAAGGGATTACCTTCCTCTGAATGCAAGAATTATAGATATTACGGGGGAGGGGGTTTATTTTGCTGTTTATAACACAAGATCTTGGACGGACTTCATGGGAAGATGTGACGTTGAGCTTGGTTTTGAATATGATTTCTACCCAAATCCGGATTTTGGATTCATAGAGGATCTAAGAAATTTTACAACCAGACCAAGTCAAATTGCTCCACAGGTACCAAGTTCATATTTTGATATCTACTCGACAACAGTTACTGTACAAGGTGGAACTGGTAGCGCTTTATTTTTCAGTGGAGGTTTACCCTACGGATCAACTGGGTCTAATCCAACAATAACACTCAAAGCGGGATCAACCTATTATTTCAATATGATTGATTCTTCCGGGTATAATTATGACCTAACATTTACAACGGATCCCTTACTAACTAAGGTAGATCCGGTTGGAATCATCAATAATGGTGCAACTGGGGACAGGACAATTACTTGGTATATAAATCCACAGCAAACAACCCCGGTTTATTATTATTCATCAGTTAATAAAACTCTACTTAATGGGGTTGTAAATATTATCTCTGATACTATTTCCGATCTAGGAAATTCGGTGGATCCATTAATAAATGCACAACAGTACACATCCGGACAAAATGAACAATTCATTCAGTCAATAGAAAATTTCTACAATTTAAAACAAAATGGGGAAATAATAGAACTTGGCGATGGAATATATGATCCACCAGCTTATATTGATCCTATTACTGGTCAGTTATACGAGGTTCCTATTGGGATGCCGGTTATACTTGAAATGTTTCCTGATAGATGGGAATGGGACGAACTGAATATAAACTGGGATGGTTTGTTGATCCCCGTATTTAGTATGGGTGATAGAGTTTTTGTTAAAATATTGGAAATATTTGGAACTGTTGTTGCGGTTAATTATTCTGGTGGAACATATGATGTTTTGCTTGATGGTTTTGCTGTTGTTGTTACTTATGGGGAGAATGATCTCTTTAGTTCAAAACAAAACTTTAGTATACTCAATTGGAAAAACATTGATTTTTCGAATATTTTTGAAATAGAATGGATAATCGACAAAATAACAACTGAGTCTGGATCCCCTTACCATTTCGAATTTAGAGGATCTATAGTTGATTTTTATAAGCTTGCCCATTTTATCCCTTATACTGGAAAATATCGTGTAACATGCAACACCTATGACGGTTTTAATTATAAAACTAGTGTTATAAAAAACGGAATAATTGTTGTCGAGCCAAAAACTGTTGATATCGATTCTTGGACAAGATTCAGGGAGGTTGAGTACTATCTGTATGATAATGTGACAAGAAGTTGGGATGACTATGATTCCATTTGGGAATATCCTGCTGAAGGGAAAGATCTTGTTACCTTACAGAAGGAAATACCTAGCGAAATTTTAGATTTTGCAATTTATGGTAATAAATCTGAGGAGGGACAAAGTGTTTTTGTCAAAACAACACTCAATCCAATTGCAGCTTCTGGAGAGATTGTAATAACCCAAGATTTTATTGATATAGTTCAACTATATTCCCCCGAATTAGTCCCGGGTCAATATGGATATGTAATCATAGAAACAACAACTCCCCATAATCTTGAAGCTGGCGACAATGTAACAATTGTGGGAAGTATACCTGAGATGAATGGTAGATTTAATGTTTTAAGTGTTTTATCTTCAACTGAATTTAAAATACCAATTGCACTTCAATCTCTCTGGAGCGGAGTTTTAATAGGAACGTCACCAAATAGACTGTATGTGGATACTTCGGTTTATTTGAACCAGAGAATAACCGGTGCGGGTGGCATAGATATTTATGTAGGAGGAAGACTTATAGGTACAGCCGAAGCAGGAGACAGCCTTTACAACACGGCAAATCAAATAACCGGATCCATAAATTCATTAAGAACATATCCGGACTATTTTGCTTCATGTGTAGATCCGGAAAATGATCCTGCTATTATAACTATTTTTGCTCCATCCGAACTTGGAGCTGAACAAAATGGTGTTACTCTTTCAGTGGAAACTACCGGAATATTAACTATCCAATCCATAGATTCACAATTGAGCGGTGGTGTGTCTCCAACGGAGACATATGAATTTTGGTCAGAAAACAATCCGGATTACCCGAACGACAATCTTAAATTTTGGGGAACAAAAAATATAGATTGGCAGATATTTAATGATAACACATGGGAAGATGGCTATGCCCACACTTGGTTTGATTTTGAATACAATAACGATTGGCTCGGTGGGTTTGAATTGCACAGCATTGGAAGTGGTGATAACGTGAAGATATCAACAGCAAATGAATCCTTCCCATTCCCAGTAGGTGTGACTTTCGGATCCTCCGATGTACTAACCCTACAGAACGTTGCAGATGCCCTTAATAATTCATCAGATCCAAATATAACAAATTTCTATTATAGGGTTATCCCAACAGATAGTGGTTCTTTATCCCCAATTAATGGTCCAATTAATCTTGAGTTTCTTGACAATCCTTTAACGACAAGCTCATTTCCACCTCCGCCTTCACTGATAGGGGGAAGTCCTTTATTAACGGTTAATTTTGGATACACTGGAGGAACTCCTATAACGACAACAACCAGTACTACAACAACCAGTACTACAACAACTAGTACTACAACAACTAGTACTACAACAACTAGTACTACAACAACTAGTACATCATCCACGACTACCACCACAACTATACCAGTTTTATGTGGTTTACCAAGTGGTACAGCTGTTTATGTTCCTCCACCAACTACAACTACAACCACAACAACTACAACAAGTACAACCACGACTACAACAACAGCGCCTCCAACTAATTCACAAATATCGAATAATTGGACATCTAATATTTCTGGAATTTTTAATGTCGAGGTTCAAATAGGGTCAGGATCATGGGTTACTGTTTATACTTCATCCTTCCAGACAATTACACCAGGAAGCAATTTGAATTTCTTCCAGGGTTATTACCCTGGATCTAACCCACAGACTGGGAATTCTTTCAGAATTACAATATCTTCAGCTTCTGGTATATCAGTATTCCGTAAGATTCAAATGTTCCAGGGAAGCACAAGTACCCAAGGATTCTTTTCAAATATTAGTTCCGGCACATGGAGAGCAACAACATTCTCCTCAGGCACACAATACAATTTAATTATAAGTATTACATAATATTATTGAGGAAATTATGAAATTTAAAAACAATAAAAAATGACGGTAACTATAACAATAACATCACCTGGAGCAGATACTGGACCATTTGATTTATACCACAATTTAAACGGATTTTCTACAGCATTTGAAACATCGGTTCCCAAATCATCTTTAACTTCCGGATATCTTTCAAATCTTGTTCCTGATGGAGCCACTATCATTAGGGTTCAATCAACAGGAACATGTACAAATTATATAGATCTGGCAATATCAGGAGTACCAGCCACAACGACAACGACAACGACAACAACCACAACTGCAGCTCCAGTCATTATACCGGTTGAATGGAACCTCTCGAATGCCACAGGTTCAACCGTGACTTCCAGAGAACTTAAATTTTATAAAAATGGTTCACTAATACAATTAATAACCTCAGATGGAACCGGAACAATAAATTATGCGTTAAATGACACCATAAGGGTAACAATCGAAATCAATCTCTCACCTTTGGGAAATCAGAATTTATCAATCTATGACCAGTCTTTTAATACTGTTTTTGTAGACAGCTCCGGATCGAATTCTCTATTGGATAGTGGGAATATACTTTTAGATTCATTAAGTGGAATAACTGATCTTTATGTTTATGGAGATTACTAAAATCAATAAAAAAATAATATTTTTATCCGTTCAGCCGGATAATCAATATTTTAATTGGCAGGTTGAAGTCCTTATTAATAATGCAATTCAGAAGGGAATAAACCCGAACTGGATAGAGATACTTTTTGTATATAAGGATTGTCCATCCAATGATTCCTTGGATCTTGCATCAAGGTACCCACTAGTAAGGTTTTTTTTCTATAAGGAAAAGAACGAGGATAACTTCGGATATATTCCAATATTAAGACCGGACGCTCTTATTCAACATTTTGATAGATTTCCTAGTTTGTCTAAGGAAATAATCTTTTACCATGATTCCGATATTATTTTTAAGGAACTTCCTGATTTTAATCTTTTGATAAATGATGATGTTTGGTATTTAAGCGATACTGTCTCCTATATTGGAGCTGATTATATAAAATCAAAATCAGATTCATTACTGACTGAAATGTGTGAAATAGCTGGTATATCCAGGGAACTTGTTGAAAAAAATAATATGAATTCAGGGGGAGCGCAATATCTTATGAAAAATATAGATTCTTCATATTGGAAGGATGTGAAGAAAGTCACTCTGGATCTCTATAAATTCATGTTAAAGAGGGAAATGGATGAAAGAAATTCAATGGGCGAAAATATACCGGTAGATTATAATCCCATCCAAAAATGGTGTGCTGATATGTGGGGGGTTTTGTGGTGTGCATTGAAGAGAGGTAATGAAATTAGTATATCTAGCGAACTTGGATTCAGCTGGGGATGCTCTGAAGGAATGGATGAGTGGAACAGATATAAAATCATGCATAATGCTGGTGTTGTAGATAGTAGGGATGGAACAATTTTTTATAAGGGTGATTATATAAATAAGTCACCCTGGGATGAAAATTTTGAAAAAATGAATAAGAACCATAATAGCTACAATTACGTGGAAGCTATATTATACGCAAAAAAAATGAGGGAAATTTACATTATTCCACAGCATATTTAGTTAGATATATAGAAAAAAAGAATCATAGATGGCTGATGTTATTCTTGGTATTAATCAGGGTGATTATATTTACTATTTAGACGAAAGCACGGGGAATGACTCCAGGGATTGGTGGTTCCAGGGTGGAACACCAACCGGTGGGACCGCATTTGCTCCATCTGTGAGATATCTTGGTGTAAACGTGGATGGATATGACACGAAGCTGATAGCTTCTTTAGGTGTTGTAAGTAGAACAGCGTATAAGGAGGGAATTATTGTTGTTTATCCTGAAACATTCGATATAGATTTTACTGTAACCCCATCATCACAAAATATGAGTCAGTTAGCTCTTTATTCCGCTACCGGTCAAACAGGTAGCGGAATCAATAACTATCTTTGGACTTCAATACCTGGAATAGGAAGTACATCTGGTCCGCTATTACAAACTTTTTCATACACTGCGAATGATTGGTTCCAGATTACTGGAACATATACTGGCTTACCAAATTCATCCTTCGTTGGTAGTCCCACATTTTCTGCATATAGTGATGCCGGGAACTTTGATACAGTAAATAAATCTATAACTTACTTTAAATTAGGACCAGAGGAAAGTGTAAATTATGCTGATTCTGGAACATATGCAACCTCAGGAATATATTATGATCCCCAGATAATGAGCATAGACACCTCCGCTATACCTTCAATAGGTGGAAGTAACATAATTTTGAGGTTTGATCAATCATCTTACTCACCTAAATGGGATAATTCAGCATTTCATTCAACATCAGAAATCGTGTTCTTTTTCCCTAATAATCAGGATTTGAACGTTTCATCAAATAAATTCCAAATAATTTTGAACGGATCGGCATTAGATCAATTAGCAGTAGCTGAGGGGTATCCAATGAAAACAGCTAATAATGAGATGGATCAGGGAAATTATATAAGTCCAGGTTTCGTAAGTTCTAACATGTATGACTCTTTTGTTGTTACTGATTATGTTACATCCGGAAGTGGGAGCAGTATTTCGGGTATTTCTTCATTTATAGGATCAAATAGAGACTGGAGTAATGATGCAATTTTAGGATATCTACAAAATGAACATTATTTTTCAGGATCATCTAAATTTATTGAAAATGGAGGATATGGAGGTAAAAAAGCACCATTGCAGGATTTAGTGTCGGTTCAGGCATACAATTCATCAATAGCAGGATATAATTGGAGTGGAACGGGAGGTTCCCCTCCTGCTAATTTACATGGGGTTTGCGTTCCATCAAGTTATTTTTTTGATGTTGTGTATGGAGATAGTTTTCCAGATGTTGATATCAATGTAGTTTTAAGGAACACATCAAATACAATAATTAGTTCATTCACTGTGATACTATCAAGTGGAGGATCTTTAGGAAATAGTTATGATGGATATTTAATATTAGCACAGGATACAGGATTTAACACATTCGACGGAATAGCAACATTAATTAATAACGAAATAACTTCGCAGGGATTGAATACAAATATTGTTGTGGAATCTCAGGACTATTGGGCTCCCTATGAAAATGGTGGAAATGAATTAAGTCCAAGATATGATAAAAACTCATTTCACGGGCTGAGAGTTAATATTTTAGAACCTAATATAGGAGGAAACATTTTGAATAGCGTATCGATGGAATGGGGAAGTGGATATAACTCAATAATGTCATCCATAGCAATATTGGGTAATGATTATAAAACGCTATCTAGACCCTTTGCTTCAGCTACAACATCAACAACAAGATCTTGGACGGGATTAAGAAATCCAATAGTTAGACCAGGAACAGGAACATATTTCAAAGGATTTAAAATAGGAGGACAATTATAATATAAAATGGCAAGTTATACAGTTACAGTTAATCAAATAGCCCTAGATTCTGATTTTTTTGCATGGGGTTCAGGACAGGATTTAAGAAGATTTAATGGGGATAGTTGGGAATATTACAATTATCAAAATTCTGCTGTTCCAAGTGGTTCCCCTTATTTTCTGGATACTAGATGCATTTCTATTGATAATGAGGATAAAGCTTGGGTTGGTTGTGCTCAAGGACCAACTTCAGGATTAAACGAAGTTGCAATTTTTTATATAGAAACAAATAA